ATGTTGGCTTCGCGGCTTGATGCCTTCGGCAACGGCAGTCGCGGTCATCAACAAACCTTGGTTTGGCTTGCCAGTGCATCCGTACCATTCGGCAATGCGAATGATTGACCCACGGACAAAATGTCGCTCAACGCCATTCACCATCGCCGGAGTGCCGTCACTCTCAGCCCACCAGCCAACGCTAAACGGCGCGGAGCTTCCCCAGTCAAACGAGCGGTCAACGCGCCAGCTAACCGGCACATTGAATACCGGAATAACGTGCTTTTCGCGCAGCCACAGGTCATCGAACATGCCGCCACTGGTAATGTCCCAACTGCCGTATAGCCAAGCTTTACGCTTGTTCGGGTCAGTCAAGGCATTCAGCGTCTTGATGTACTCGGAGTCCAGATACTTGTTTTCGTTGACCGAGCCGAACAGGGTCACGCGCAACTGCCCTTCAGCATTTGCAATCGGAACGCCATAAGGAGCCGGGTCAATGAAGTACGCCTTCACCCAGTTGTGCCCAACTCCGTAGGGGTTGGTGGTCGAGCGCACCATGAGCGGAAGTCCACCGGGGCGACTGGTACGGTTGCAACTCATCATGCTTTCGTAGCAGTCCATGTTGGCCCAACTGGTCAACTCTTCCCAACCAATGAATGGGTACTCATGGCCGTGATAGTTCCAGTAGTCGTCGGGACTGGAAAAGGTACGAAACAGCAACTCTTCGCCAGTCGGCCAAACCCATTTCATGGTGCCCTGCCCACTCAGGAACTTCGGGCGGAACTGTGGGGCAATCCGGTTAAACCAGCGCTTGCTCTTGGAAATAATGTCGTCAAGGTGCTTGTACTCTTTGCGGAAAATGATTCCGCGCCAGTACGCGCCATATCCCTTGCCGCAATGTTGGGCAAAGGCCATGAGCATGGCGTCAGTCTTTCCGGGGCCGCGAGTCCCCGAATAGCAGACTTCACGCAGCGGGCAGCGCAAGAACAGTTCTTGGCTACCGGGTTGCGCTTGCCAGATTGCCTCAATCGTCATTGGCTGTTGGCGCTGTTTCCCGTACCAGTTCGGCTTGTTGGGCTTGAGCGGCTTTCATCCACTCATCGACACTCATCACCGGATTGATGACGACAACGCCTTCGGTGGCCGAAACCTCAGTCTTGGACTCGGTTTTGACCGGAGCGTCGATGCCCAACAGCTTGGCCCTGCGGTTCATGATTTGCATAACGCCATTCAGCGCCTGCAGATCACCCCGCATGGCATTGCCATAAATTGGTATGAACATTGCGTCTAGGCGGCCAAGCTCTAGCTTTTTGACTTCCTTGGCCTCTTCAATGTTGATGGCCTTCAGTTCCTTATCAATCCAGTTCCAAGCGGTCTGATGATTGATGTTTAGCTTTTCGCCAATCTGGTCGTAGCTCAGGCCCATCATGCGGTATTGCATTGCCTGTTTGCGCCTCATTGCCATTTCAAGCGTATCTGGCGAATGCTTTGGCGGGCGGCCACGGCGCATGTTTGGATTCTTTTTGACTTCGCGGGTCACTTCTTTGTTGGCTTCAACTGGTTCGGCATCCACCTGAACTGTTTGGTCAACTGTTTCGTCGGAGCCTTCCGACTGGTTGTGTTTTGTGTTGTCCATAAGAATTCCATCAAATGGGTTTTGGGGAACACCAACTGTTCGGCTATCCGGCTAAACAGTTGGTGTTTGGTAGCTGGTGATCAGCTATTGGCTTGGGACGCCTTACCGCCACGGGGGGCAGCACGGCGGTCTGCTGCGCGGCCTGCGCGAGCAGCGGCCAGAACAGTTCCACCAGACTTCAGGGTCGCACGGGCGGCCTTTTTGTAAGCGGAGCTTTCTGCGCCGAACTTGAACGACTTGGGCGAGTAGTTCTTGTTGACGTTTACGCCGGCCTTTTTAGCCTTGCGGGCTGCGGCGGCTTCGGAGAGGGACATTTTGGCCATCTTAATTTTCCTCATAGGTTGACGGGCATAAAAAAACCGCCCGGAGGCGGCTTACGAGAGATGACTGGCTTGGTGTCCAGTCAACTCCCAACCTATGAGGCTTGTGGCCTCACGGGCTGGGGTCAGGTGAGGTCGGTCAACTTCTTATCGAGTCGGCCAACCTTGTACGGTGCTGGGCGCGGCGGCAATTCAATGCCTTGCTTTTTTGCGGCCCATTGGCCGTCGATGTACTTGTCGCCATGCTGGAACCATTTCATGGCATGCAGAAAGGCTTCCTTCTGGTCGCGGGTTTGGAAGTACACGGCGAACCAGTATTCGGAGTCGTTTGCCAAGTCGATGGCTTGGCGTTGCTGTTCTCGGCCGGCGCGGATGGCGGCGAATTCGTCGTCAATGGCCTTGTCCACAAGCTGGCCCATTTCTTCCATGCTGGCATCTTCTGGCGCATCGTATTTGTCGAGCGGGTTTGCCAGAGGCTCTGCAAGCGCGGCTTCCAGAATGTGGTCAACGTCTGGCAGATCGTTCATGTCTGGCAGATCGGGAAGACTGACGGACATATCCGGCAGGTCGGGCAATTCAAATCCGGGGTTTTGTTTTTTGCTCATTTCAGTGCGGCCTCATAACGGTATATCTCAAGCTCTACCAAAGGAAAGAAATGCAATATTCTTTGGTAGTCCTTGGGGAAGTGCTTTTTGACTTGGTAGATGTAGTTCAAGTAAAGCCCATCAAAGCTACTTGTCCAAATCTTGTAGTCGATTGGCAGCTTCCAACCAGAGTCCCTGATTTTTGCCATCAGTCGCTCTTTGTCCCAGTCCCATACGGGATAGAACGTGCGGCGCGTGAAATTGATTGACCCGTTTTTCTGGAAGTACAGGGCGCGTTGCATGGAGTCCTTGGCGCGAGTGCCGACTGCATTGAACGTGTTTTCGTAGTCCAGACCCTCATCCAAGCAAACCCATTCCTGCACATCGTCATGGGTGAACTCTTCCAACTGCATGCTCTCAATGAGCGAAACCCTGTCCGGCGGCTGGTAAATGCAGTTCACCATCATTGACCGGAATCGCGGGCTCGGCATGCGCTTGATGTGGCAGCCCATCATCTTTTCGTAGTAAGCCAAGCTCTCTTCGACAAACTCCAGTCCCGGCACCACATAGTAGGTGTACGGCACCACGCGCTCAAAGTGCTCTCTGATGTTCAGGTATGCAGCCATGGCGTCTTTGCCACGGCTAAACGAAATCATGCAGACGGGGTTGATCGCCTTGACCTGCGCAATGGTTTCCTCGCTTGTCGCTGGGAATGCCCTTGTCGGCGGTGGTTCGCCCAATTGCTTTGTTGCCACTAAATGCTCCGGTTGGTTACGGGCGGCGACATTGCTACCCGTTATATGAAATATAGCCTCGCTACCAATAGAGCGCAAGTCGCAAGCGTATCCAAGTGCCAGTGCCGTGCATGTAACTGTGCAATAGGCCATCTTGCCATACAAATCGAGGCAAAAGAGCACCAGAAAACGATATATACCGTTTCTCTGTATTCGTAAGTTTCGCGTAAGAAATAGGCTCGCAGCCGATGAAAACAGCCAAAAACTAGGGTAAACCCCTATAAAAAAGGCTAATTTTTTGCCTGTTTTGCTACCTTTTGTAAGGTTTTGCTACCTTTTCGGTGTATAGTTTGGCTTGGTTAGTTGATTTCACCGGGCAACGTCCCAAACCAATCGAAGCAACTGCCAATGACCCGTAGGTGGCCCCGGATTGTCGGATGAGGCAATCGGCGCGTAAAGGCGCAGGACTTCCACCACGGCGAGGACTTAAAACCCCTCCGCAATCGCGGCGAGGGTGTCATGAGGTAGGCGATGCCAAGGTAGTGACACCAGACCAAGAGAGTGACGAATCCAGCGTCAAGCCATTCCATTTTCACGGCAACGGCCTCTGACTAAGGATGAATGAGCGTGGCGGATTCGTCCCTACGCGACTAGCCAAAAACTGGCTAGGGCAATAAGCGATTAACGCAGTAGCAATTCAGCAAACCTCTACCAACTGACGACAGATTCAACGGGAGCCGATTCAACCGAGTCGGCTTCACTGGGATTTGTCCCAAACGTGAGCCGCCAATAGAGCGGCCTTTTTTTAACCCAAACCGGAAAGGTTGTTTATATGTCAAGCAAATTCGATCACGGCATCCTTGATAACAAGACGCTGTGCAAAAAGTTTTCCGCCAGTTCGGAGTTCAGCGCGACTGGGAAAAGTCAAGCTGAATGAAATGCAAGCCATGCTGAAGTCTTACCCAGACGAAAAGATGTTCGGCGCTGCACAGAAGATTGTCGAAGCAGAAGGTGCCGAGTTTTCCCGTGAGGATTTCGAGGTTCTGTTTGAAGACGACAGCGAAACAGTTGAGACAACTGTTGAAGTCGAAGTGAGCCAAGTCCAAGACGTTGAAGTGAAGCGCGAAGTACGCCGCACCGAAGTCCAAGCAGAAACCCCCAAACAAGAAACCAAACCGGAAACCCAAATGAGCACACAAACATCCGCCCCTCAAGTCACCGAAGTCGCCGCCATGTTGGCTGCATTGCTGGCAAGCAACAAGTCGCAGATTGACCCTGCAACTGTCGCAAGCATTGCCAACACTGTGTTTGACTCCAAGGCCGCTTCAATGGCTGAAATGATGCGCGATGCAATGGAAGTCATTGCCAACGAAGCAATCAAGAGCGTCAAGCCCCGCGAGATTGTCATCAAGCAGACTGGAAAGGACGATGTGAAAATCGACGGCTTGCAGCATTTCAACTTTGACATTCTGTTGAAGGCTTGCAGCGCCAAGCATTCCGGTCACCGTCTGAATGTCTGGCTCTATGGCCCTCCCGGAACTGGCAAGACAACTGCCGCAGCAAATGTCGCCAAGGCTCTTGGTCTGGAGTTCTACTGCACTGGCGCTTTGCAAACCAAGTACGAAATCACCGGGTTTGTCGATGCTGGCGGCAAACTGATTCGCACTCCGTTCCGCGAAGCATGGGAAAACGGCGGTGTGTATCTGTTCGATGAAATCGACGGCTCCAGCGCAAATGCGATTGTGGCATTCAATGCAGCGCTTGCAAACGGCATCATGGCCTTCCCTGACAAGATGGTCAGTCGCCACCCTGACTGTGTAGTGATTGCAGCGGCCAATACAACTGGCATGGGCGCAACTGCCGAGTTCAATAGTCGAATGAAGATGGATGCGGCAAGCATTGACCGTTTCGTCATGCTCGACTGGCCGATTGACGAAGCAATCGAAGAAGCCTTCTCCACCAACAAGGAATGGGCTCGCACAGTCCAACGTGTCCGCCGCAATATTTCCGAAAAGGGAATTAAGGGCGTATTCATTACCCCACGCGCAACCATGTACGGCAACTCGCTCATCGAGTCCGGCGCGTCCATGGATGACGTTAAGAAGATGGTGCTCCGCAAGGCCATGAGCCCCGAGCAATGGGCAATGGTCGCATAAAAAAGGAAAAGATCATGCAACTCATAAACGAAACAAACACAGTGCTGTTTGACTCCATGGCCGACATGGCTAACTTTATTACCCCTGCCAAGTGCTACAAGGGCGACACAAATCTCGCTTGGTATGACGGCGCAACGCCAGAGCAAGCAATCAGCATGCTCCGCACTGGCGACTCGTCGCAAGTTGCCAATGCACAAAAGATGCTGGACAAATTCGATGTACGCATCGAAACGCACGGTCAGGCCATGGACTTGGGAGTGGCAGGTTTTATTCCTTGCGTTCCTGAATACTTGGGCGGCGCACCTGAGAGCATGTTCTCAATGGTCGAGGTTGAGTCGGCAGCGCAGCCGCTCAAGATTCTGGTTGACACAACCAGCAGCGCCGGGGTCAGCCGGGAAACTCTAACTAAGCGCGGCACTGCGATTCTGGCAATGGTTATGGCGCTGTCTGCACTGCGCCCCATTCAACTGGAAACAGTTTGCGTTCTCGATTGTGGCTATGGCCGGATATTCGATGGCAAGTGCGTGTCGTTCACCAGAACCAAAATCAACAGCGCCCCGTTGGACTTGGCAAGCGCTTGCTTTGCCTTATGCCATCAAGGATTCACGCGCAGGATGGTTTACGGAATCGCACAGACTCTATTTGAAGCTCCGCTGCATTGGGGCTCAATGCCTGATGTGAACATGCGCGACCCGCGCAATCAAAAACCATCAAGGCCATCCTTGAAACGATGGGCGAAGACCCCGAACAGTGCCTGTTCATTCCATGCTCTCACCTACACGATGAGATTGTCAACAATCCAGACAAATGGATGGCGTCTGTCATGGCTAAGTACGGCGGACAGAGTATTCAGTGAACTGATGCAGCCCGGCAATAGACCGGGCTTTTTTTAATCAAACCGGAGTATAAAAAATGAAACGTATCAACTTGAGCGGCCCTATGGGCAATGGCTTTGCCTCATGGCCCTCATGGGCTTGGCAGACAGCATCGGCAAGCAACTCGGAATGCACAAGTCCGACATTGTTGCCATCCGCGACAAGATGCGCAGCAGCGAGTCGTACAGCAAATTGCTTTGCACACTTCAGCAGTCATTCCCCTATATCGACATTCGATTCAAGGGCGACCCTCGCACTCACAGCGAACTGGTCGAGTGCTACATGGCAATGGGCAACACCGAGTCCACAGCAATAAGCATGGCGGACGAAGACGGCCAGTACCAAGACGATGAAGAAATGGAGGGATAAGAAATGGAACTGATCGACGCCATCGTAATTTTCGTGTCCGTTGTCGGCATTGCCTACCTCGTTGATTACCACATCGCAGAAGACTTCAAGCGCAACAACAAACCGGAGTAACCAAATCATGAAAAAGCAAACCATCCGCGCAATCCATGTGAACCCTTTTGAAAAGACCATCAAGGAATTGCAAATGCCAAACGACTTCGACCTAATGAAGAGTGACTACATCAAATGCCATACGGCGGAAGTCATGGACTTAGGGGAAAACGTAGATGCTTGGTTCGATGAGGAATTTTTACTCAAAGACCCAAGCACTCAAATGTTCTCGCTATGGGCGCAGTCGTTTGAACTGGGCGGCAATGTCGTGCTGATTGGCCGAGAGCGCGGCACCAACAGCATGGCCGACCTGCCGGCATCCGTCACGCTCGATGAAGTCTGCGACATGGTTCGTTTTCAACTGGCTGAAAGCAGCATTCCACCTGACGCCTGAAACCTTACAAACCTTACAAAGCTTACAAAGCTTACAAGCGGCCGCATGGGCTCGGCCGCATGGGCTCGGCCGTATGGGCTCGACCATGGTGCAAACCATAGGGAAAACGGCCGCCAGACGGCCGCCATGCGGCCGAAATACGGCCGCATGCACCATGGCCGCATGCCGACAAAAAACGGCCAAAAACGGCCAGCAAATTACACTGTATGAAAATGCAGTGCTGTATGCATTAACAGTATGCCAAACGGAGAAAACCATGGCAAAGAAAATCGAACAAATCGAGCATCCCGAAATCATCCGGGACATTCTGGAGTCCGCAACACCACAAGCCAAAGCAATCCTTGAGCTTTACATGAGATCAATGGTCGAGGCAATTGTCGAAGCGCGTGAAGTTGCGGAGACTGCTGTGGAGCAGAGAAACAAGATCATCGGCTTTGTCGATGAACTAGTTGACTCGCTCAAAGAGATTTTTGCACCAACAGAAAACAAGACTGAAGCGGAGACAGTTGCAAACGAACTGTTTAACCGAATCAAGCAAGCAGCAAACAAGTAAACCAACCCAACCCAACCAAGCCGCATCTAACCCATGCGGCTTTTCTTTTTCAAACCGGAGAAATCAAATGAAAAACCTAGAGAAACAAGTTGCCAACATCATGGAACTGAATGGCACATGCGAAGAAGTGCTGGACTCAATTAACGCAGTGCATGGCGAAAAGGTTGCGCAAGCAGTCTATCGAATCATGCAGTTTGACCGTGGCGTTTCGTCTATTGCCATGCTCATGCAGGGCAACAAAGAAAAAAGCATGTCCGCAAAAGTCATGTTGCTGATATTCGAGCGACTGTTCGAGACTGGCATGGATATGTTCTTTGACAACCTTAGCGCGCTCGGCAAGTCGGAAAAGGAAATGGAAGAGCTGACCTCAACTGTCAGCAAGCTCTTTGACCGTCAACGCGAAGTCCTCACCAAAACAGCAGACAGGAGCGGAGAGTAAATCATGAACAACCTACATCCCGTAATGCGCCAAGCACTTGCACCATTCGCACCCAAGCCAATGATTGGCATCCAGCGCCCTCCCATGCCAAAAGCTCCATCATGCCCGGATGGGTTTGTGGAGTTTCACTGGTGCAGCGACTGCGAGATACCAATCGTTTGCCACCTTGAGATTCACAGAGGGCAAGCGGAAGACCGCACAGACCCTTCGTACATGCCGCACCTTGAACTGCATGCGGCCTACATCCGCGATGTTGACATTTACTACCTGCTCGACCTGAAGCAGATTAGCAGCATCGAGCAACTGGCCCTCGAATCACACATGAGGTAGCAAGCCATGCCAACCATATCGGTCACAGCGGAAGTAGATGTTGACCTTGACGACTTTGACGACCTCGACCTTATCGAAGAGCTTGAGAATCGCGGAGTCGCCGTACCAACATCCGAAAAAGAACTGGCGGTTGAGGCCGCCAACTATTTCAACGCCGGCAAAAAAGATTTGGGCTACGAAGCAGTCCACCGACTGTTAGAGGAAATGACCGGCATCCTCATAACTGGAGCAATCGTGTGACTTACGAATTTATCAACATCACCCCAAAGCCATTCCCGTTAGGCGACCTTCTTGGCAATGTCGATGGGATATGCGATTCCATCTGGAGCGAGACAACCATCGCATATGCCGCGCCAAAAATGCTTCAGGCATTGCAGCGCATCACCCACCCAATGGCCGATGACTCCGATGTGGAGTTTGCACTGGCCGTAATTGCGGAAGCAACTGGAGAATCAAAATGAAAGTCTCAGAACTACCAAAGTCCGATGCGAAGCTGCAAATGCTATTCCACAAGGGCAACATCAACTTTGTGAACGACGACCCTAACGTCGAAACCATTGACCCGGAGACAACTGTTGCCATGGCGCGGAAGCTTGATCGAAAAGCATGGGCGTGGCTCAAGTCGAACAAAGAATTCATGGGACTTTTCCGGCTTGTGTTTCCAGAAGACCTGTTCCAGTTCTTTGAAGACGATAGCGTCGAAGAGCTTGGGCTCGGCATGCAGCATGTCATCGGACTGATTCTGCTAATCCGCAATGCACAGCGGACTGGCAAGAAGCCATTCATTCGATTTCCAGAAAGCTATCTGCATCCAGCACAGCAACTTGGACTGGGCGACCTGTTCATAAAAATCTAGCACCCGCAAATAAAGGACAATCCCTGCGGGTTGCAAATTGGGCGAGGTTTTACTTTCCGGTTTGATCGCGCCGCAATCCACTTCACGGGCTCCAACCTTTCACGGTTCGGAGCCCTTTTTTTCGCCCATTTTTTGCATTCCATATTGTGGAATTTGATAGGCTTTTTTAGGCTGTTTTCCGGCCGACTGGTACAGGGTTAGCCAGAGCGGCCAAAAACGGCTCAAACGGGCCAAAAACGGCCTAGATTTTGGCCTTTTTGTGGCCGGAAAGCCTGAAAAGCAAAGCCGGCCAAAACACTGGATGCCTATACAGGATTTTGTGGTGCGCTAGTTGCGGCCAATGCCATCAACTCCGAGAGCATCTTTGCAATCTCTTCCTCAGAAAAAGCAGACAAAAGCGAAGCGAAGAGATAGCAATTGTGCATTTTTTGGAACCCTATTTTTTGTTAATTCTCTCCATCATGTAACGCATAAGCATCGCTTGCGCATCCACTGGAGACTCCCGAAATAAGCGAAGCGCGGTAGCGGCAAACTCTTTTTCGGTATCGGATGCGGACTCTATTTCAGCCTCATGGTCGTTGTCAAGCCACCCAATGGGTAGGTTGAAACCAGCTTCCAACTGTCGCGCAACAGAACTGCCTATATTTTTTCTATCGTTATTGATGTGACTCAAATAGCGGACTGATACACCAGCATGCTTGGCAAATCTTGTCAGCAAGCCATGCACTGGCATCCCCTGCTCTTCTGGCCTTGCCTTGAAGCGCTCCATAAGCGTTTCGTAGTTCCTTCTGCGGATTCCGTTTATGTCCATTGCTACTCCTAGTGCTATCTAAAAAATTAAAAACAAATTCATGTGATCTGAGCGGGGTAGCAAAGTTAACACTTGCTTAAGGCGGGGGCAACACTGGCTGAAATCACAGCACTGTTCAAAACCACAATCCAACTGGCGTCAAGTGCTGACTATTTGCTTTTTTTGAATTACATTTGCTACCGGTTTTATGTTGTTCAACACAAGGAAAGCGAAAATGAATCAAACTGGAAATCAAGCCTTCAAGTTCACCATGGCTCAGTGGTGGGGATTGGTTGGCGTCAAGAAAGTGCGCATTGTCGCAGAGCAAATGGGCACATCCATGATGTACCTGCAACTCATTCGGACTGGAAAGAAAAGGCCGAGCAAGTATTTTGCGCATCGGCTAATCGAGGTAGCAAAGCAAGTCACTCCAGACTTTCAGCCGGACATTGGACTGATTCTTGAAGCCAAAAAGGAAGCGACCACGGAGGCCGTGTGAACTACTACCAGTTCCATATCGGCGACTACCGATCAGCCACGGCGCACCTGTCGAACGAAGAAGACTTGGCATACAGGCGTCTGCTAGACATGTACTACGACACGGAAATGCCAATACCGCTCGATACCCAGTGGGTTTCCAGACGGTTGCGAGTCGGTTCTGAAGTGGTTTCGATTGTCTTGGCTGACTTCTTTGTCAAGGCTGATGACGGATGGGTTCACAAGGTTTGCGAGGCAAACATCGCCGGCTATCAGCACATGCAAGAGAAAAACCGTGAAAACGGGAAGAAAGGCGGAAGGCCAAAAAACCCAGTGGGTTTCCAGTTGGATTCCAGTGGGTTGCCAGTCGTAACCCACAGCGAAGGCAACCAAGAACCAATAACCAATAACCATAAACCAATAACCAATACAGATAACAACCTTTCAGGTTGTTTGTCATCGGCTGACGCCGAAGACGCTGGTTTTGGCGACTTGGAACCTGAGAGCCCAAAGCTGGCCGTCTGCCCGCAAAAGGAAATCTTGGCTTTGTGGGCAAGGCATCTGCCAAACCTCTCGCAGCCACGCTCTTGGGAGGGCATGCGGCCAATCAACCTGAAAAGCCGCTGGATTCAGGCAAGCCGGCCATCGACCTATTCGCCCAATGGATACACAACGCGAGCCGAAGGCTTGGAGTGGTGGGCCGGGTTCTTTAGCTACATCGCAACCCAAACAACCCTGCCGACCGGCTTTGGCAAACAGGGTGAGCGGCCATGGCGGCCAGACCTCGAATGGGTTGTCAAGCAAGCCAACTTTCAAAAAATCATTGATGGGAAATACAACAAATGAGCTATGGACGTTTCGGCGCACCAGTCGCGCAACAAGAGTACCAGAGTGAATCAGTCAGCCTTTCATGCAAAGCCAACGGATGCCGCAATCGCGGGACGGTTGATGCGGGCGGTGGATTTATGTGCTTTGTCCACGCCCATGACGCCGACTGGCGCATGGCGAATGACGCACTGCACAAGCACCCCTACCTGATGGACGCCATCAACGAAGTGGTTTCCATCGGCGACATGGAATGGTGGGGCGGGAAGTGGAAGTCGCTGCACAACAGGTTTTCGCATCTGTGTGAAATGCAGCCAACCGAGGCCGAGCGCAATCACCGACGCTGGTACGAATACCGGCTTCGTCAGCAACTGGCCTATTACGCCGGCTCCATTGCAAAGCCGCCAGTTCCACGCGAAGCACTCAAGCCAATCAAACCACGCATGACAACCATGCCATCCGCAGGAGATTTCGTATGAGCGAACAACAACTGGCATTGCACATGAAAGATCGCGGCCAACAACTGGCAATCCAGAAAGCCGGACAAGAGTGGCGCGAAACCTCAATTTGCTGGCTGAAGATTTTTCTGGCGACCATCCAAAAAAACTGCGGCGAGAAAGTCGAATTCACCTTTGAAGAGTTCCGACTGTTTTGCAACATGAATGAACTGCCAGAGCCGGAAAGCCTGAATGCTTGGGGTGCGCTTCCAAAGATCGCATCAAAGCGCGGCTTGTGCCGCTGGAGTGGCCGAGTCAAATGCGCAACCCGCAAGGCATCCCATGGCCGAATGATCAAAGTCTGGGAGGCTGTATGAGCTATGCGGGAACTGTTTTCCACATGCTCAACACGCTTCCAAAGTCCCCCTGCGAAAAGGGCTGCGACAAATGGGAGCGCTGTTCATCAGAAGAGCTTGCATGCTCATCTTTCATTGCTTACGCGCTGCATGGCATTTCGCATGAGCGGTTTGATGAGCCAACCAGAGAACTGTTTGTATCTGCCGAGCAGGACGAAACAGTTATTGACTCCAAAAAGGCGAACAGGGCTCGCATGAAGGAAATCCGAAACATCAACTTCCAAAAAACATTTGGAGGCAAAGAATGAAAAAGATGCGGCTACGGCTTGTGGAGCAAAACGCCCGCGAGCTACTTAGGAATCTATGGGCGCAAGTATTGCTTCCGATGATTGCCAATGGCAAGGCCATGTGGATAACCATCGAAGAGGAAACAAGGACTCTTCCACAAAACGCAAAGTTCCACGCTATCTGCTCTGACCTTGCCAAATCAAAAATGGAATGGGGCGGGAAAAAGCGCAAAGCATCCGAGTGGAAAGTTTTGCTGGTGAGCGGCCATGCTCATGCGACAAGCGAAGGCGTCGAAGTGCTTCCGGGGATTGAGGGTGAGTTTGTAAACATCCGCGAGAGTACCGCGCTTATGAGCATCACAAGGGGCTCAAGCCTCATTGAGTATTCCGTTGCGTTCTGCGCAGAAAACGGAGTCAAGCTGACCGATGAGGAAGAGTACCTATCACTAGGACTGTTGCACAGCAAGCCACTGAGGATTGCAGCATGAACAAAGACTTCAGCATCACGGTTATCCAAGTGTTTGATGCGCTTGGAGTAAAGCCGCAGCGCGAACAGTCGTGGAGCGTTGGCGGAAGGGTCGCAGCCATGTACCGAAGCGAAATGGGCCATGAGCCGCCAAAAGAAAACAGGCCAAAGACTGACGGCAAAGGTTCGCACTGTTTTGCCATCTACCCATTGAGTTGGTTTGAGCGCATTGCGCTTGTTGTCAGAACGGTTTGCGATGTTGACAAACGTCAGCTTTATCTATTTTTCGCGGAAGAAACCAGTGAGCAAGGCGACAAATGAAGAACGCAATTACATGGGCAAGGTTGCTGGTCTTTGTTGCATGCTGTGCCGCCATCTTGGCCTTGCTGATGATTCCCCAGCGATTGTTCACCATCTACGCACCGGCCAAGGAAAGATGCGAGCAAGTCATTACGACACCATCCCACTCTGTCCAACACATCATCAATTCAGCGGCCAAGGCGTTCACGACATGGGTCGCAAACAGTTCGCGGCCCTCTATGGAATCACAGAAGTTGAACTGCTCGAAATAACACAACGCATGACAGGACTCAAAAATGAAACACGGACACTACTTCAAAACACAAAGCACATCGAGAGCATCGACGTTTATCGCGTCCTGCAACTGTTCGATGTAACTGACCCATGCCTGCAGCATGCAATCAAAAACTATTGGTTGCTGGCGGGCGCGGAGTGAAAGACGTTGGCCGAGACATTCAGGAAGCAATTGACAGCTTGGCTCGCTTTCAAGAAATGCGCGAAGAGGACAAGGCGGCATCCGAATGAAAACTGGCGCAAATCGAATGTACGCGCTCGGCCGACTGAAGGCCGGGCAAATGAACAAAACTGAGTCGATGTACTCATCGGAGCTACATATGCTTCAACTGGCCGGTATGGTGGCTTGGTTCAAATTCGAGGCCATCAAACTGCGCTTGGCCGACAACACATTTTTTACGCCTGACTTTGCAGTCATGCTGCCGAGCGGAGAAATGCAGCTTCACGAAGTCAAAGGCTACATGATGGACGATGCAAACGTGAAGATCAAAGTGGCCGCAGAAATGTACCCATTCAGATTTTTCGTTTGTAGGACTCGCGCAAAAAAGATGGCGGTGGTTTTTCAGTCGAGGAAGTATGAACAAAGAAGTTTTCCGGTCAACGGTTGAATCGCACAAGCCAGTTAAGGCGCGACCCGAAGCGCTATTCAAATCCGTGAGGGCCGCGCTTTCATTCGCGTACAGCATTCAGCACTTCCCAATTGCATCAAGCCCAAAACTGATGCCATCGGTTGGCGGCAGCGGGCGACTATCCAGCATGAGCCCACAGGAAAAGCATGCGCAAGGGGCGCTCATCCGAAAGGCTGCAGAAGATCGACTGGATGGAATCGACGTAGCAGTTACCTTTGCCTTCTATGGAACTGGAGAACTGCGCAAACAGGCCGTAAAAGAGGTTACCGCCGAGGTAGCCAAATCAATCCGAAAAACTGGTCTTGGTAGCGAACTGTGCTATCGCTATTTTTCGACCATTGCAGACAGAAAGAGCCAGCAGCAGCTTGCAACCGAGTACGGGCTGTCACAGCAAATGATCTCCGTACTGGAGATTTCAGTTGGCAATGCCATTGACGCATTGCGCACGGCGACAGAGCAAAAGCTCGAATCCATGTTTGTCCAATCCGGGATTGCCGAGAGCGTTTGAGCAGTTCACGCAACTGTCTATCCAACTGCCAATCGACTACCTTTTCTATTGCTTTGCTACCTACATTCGGCTATATTTACACCAACGCATGAATATGGAATGCGTTACCGACCAACCAACAGGAGCACCATTCAATGAGTACCGCAACACTAATTCTCGGAGAGAGCGGGACTGGCAAAACAGCTAGTCTGCGCAATCTCGACCCATCAAAAACCCTGCTGATTCAAGCGCAGAAAAAGCCGCTTCCATTCAAAAGCAAGGGCTGGGCTGTGTATGACAAGACAACGGCAAAGGGCAACATTCTTGTGACTGACAAGTCGCATGTCATTGCATCCGCGCTCAAGGCGTTCAAACACCCAATAGTCGTAATTGACGACTGGCAATACATCCTCGCAAACGAGTTTATGGAGCGCTCGGAAGAGAAAGGCTTCGACAAGTTCACGGAGATTGGCCGCCACGCATGGGACGTTATGCGGGCCGCTGCGCACGGCCCCGACTGGCGTCGAGTCTATGTCCTTGCGCACACGCAAAGCGATGAGTTTGGCCGAACCAAGATCAAAACCATCGGCAAATTGCTGGACGAAAAAATCACTGTCGAAGGTATGGTTTCGATTGTTCTGCGAACAGTTGTTGGTGGCGGCCAGTACCAATTCAGCACACAAAACAACGGGCTAGACACAACCAAGTCCCCCATGGGGATGTTCTCTGAGCAGTTGATTGACAACGATTTGAAGGCGGTAGATGACGCAATCTGCGACTACTACTCGCTCGCAAAAGCAGAGGCCGAAGCTGCATAAAACATCGGCAACCCTAACTTAACTCACTGGAATCAACATGAACATTTCATTCAAACTGAACAAAGAAGCCGCGCAAAAGTCTGCAAGGGTTTCGTCTGCCATCAACGAAAAAGGCGCGTATGTCGGCCACTTCACTCGGGCTGAGTACATCGAGTCTCGCAACGGAACCAAAGGTATTGAATTCGACTTCATTACAAACGATGGTGCAAGTGCGAAATTCATGACCGTGTGGTTTGAAAACAGTTCCGGCGAATCTCTGGCCGGCAACAACATGATTCACGGGATGATGGCATCCGTTGGTGCGCGTGAACTGACTGCGCAAGAGGCGACCATTAAGAAATACTCGCAAGAGTCACGTCAAGAAGAGAACTGCCGCGCAACTGTTTTCCCTGCGCTCATGAGCAAGCCCATTGGCTTGGTTCTGTGCCGCGAAGAGTACAAAACAAGCGGCGGCGAATACAAGTGGAAAAACGCCATCGTTGCGCCATTCGAGGCCGCAACTGGCCGCTCTGCGCGTGAGCGTCTGGAAAACGCAGTGGCAGAAGACATTGACAAGATCGTCACAGCCCTGCGTGACCGCCCATACCGCGAACAGCAAGGCGGCGCAAAGCAGGCCAAGCCAGCAACTGGTGGCGGCTTTGCAGACATGGATGACGACATTCCGTTCTAAATCACATCAGATCGACTGACTGCGTGGAGCATTCAACACACGATGCAGCTAAAGACCACGCAGTCAGTCACCCAATAAATCAAACCGGAGATAAGAGTGAAATTATTTGAACTGGCAGAAGAGTACCGCGCAGATGTTGCCAAGCTGCAAAACCTAGACCTGCCGCCAGAAGTAGTGCTCGACACCATTGATTCGATGCAAGGCGAAATCAAAGAAAAGATTAAGGCAGTCGTGTGGGTTGCCATGGAAATGAAGGCTGCGGCCGAAGCTCGAATTGAGTGCGCAAAGAAGATGCTTGCGAGTGGCGAATCTGAAATGTCGCGCTCTGAAAGCCTTCTGACCTATGCACAGATTGCAATTCAAAACAGTGGAGTGACGTTGCCAATCAAGTACACCGAGTTCACAGTCAACCTGCAAAAGAACCAACAGTCCTGCGACATTGTTGACACTACAAAGCTGCCGGAAAACTTCAAGCACACAGACATTAAGTACCGCATTGCCGGCGATGCGTCCAACTTCATCAAGGCGTTTGAAGAGTACGCAAAGGCACAAAAGATTCAGCTTGGCGGGGCGTCCGTCGAAGTCAAGGCCGAAAAGCGACTGGTGCTTGATGCACTGAAGTCCGGTGTAGTTGCTGGTGCAGTTATGGCTCCGCAAACATTCAGGCTGACCATCAAATGACAAGAGAAGCTGCAAACCAACTGCTGGAGCGCGTGAAATGCGGCGACAACAGCATCAGCGAGTCCACCATAACTCTCGCACTGACCATCACTGGAGACTTGGCTCCGAAGGTGTTTGGTGGCGTGTGAGTGCTGCGAGCGCGACAGGGAGTGCGATGGCCTTTACAGGCACTTCACCCCGAGATGCGTCTATTGCGGCGCAAGGCTAATCCAAAAGATTCAGCGACTCCACAGAGGCAGGGATGAGATTGCAAACCGATGCAGAACAGTTCTAGGCGACTGGGTTGCATACGGACACGAAGAGCGTCGAATCAGGCAACTGGCAAAAGAGCGAAATTTAGTTTTTGAACCCAATACAGAGAAACGGAAGAAAAAATGAGCAGTTATGCAGAAGTCGAATTGAACGTCATTCACTGGGCAGAAGCTAGAGGAATTATTCAAAACGGAAAGCACATTGGGCAGGCGCGGAAAACTCTTGAAGAGGCTGGTGAACTGCTTGAGGCCATCAGCGCATACAACGCACTGTCGAAGGTTGCGGACACATTCCCCGATGTTGCCATCCGCCCAGAATTCAAGAAACAGTTGGACGAAGCAAAGGCGCAAATCCGCGATGCTGCCGGCGACACGGCAGTCACGCTGATTGTCGGCTGCGCAGTTGCAGATATTGATCTTGTCGAGTGTCTGTATGGCGCTTTTGAAGAGATAAAAGATCGAAAGGGCTTCCTGCGTCCCGATGGTGTTTTTGTGAAAGAGATCAAGCAATGCGCGTGAACAAGCATGGCATGCAACTGGCTCAGACAGAGGGCGCTTCAGTTCGCCAAAAAAAGGCATTCGGACAGTACGAAAAGCGCATCCGACCAGAGAACGAAGTCCCGCCAAGACAGGTCGATGTGATGTTTTCTCCGAAATGGGAGCCAAAGAAAAGCGACTTTGTTGCCAATCACAGGGCCGGCGCTGACGACCATCTGAAATACAAGAGCAAAGGACTGCGGACATGAACTGCCCCAACTGTGGCGCTGGGAAACTAAGAACCACCGAGACATTCCAGACGCCGGAAAAGACCATCCGCACAAAGAAGTGCAGAGAGTGCAACTGGACATTCACAAGCAACGAAGAGATTTCGGAGCAACTGGTAATCCCAAAAGTGCTTCGGAACGCAAAGCGAAATGAAAAGACGAAACGTAAGACGGCTTAGGGCCGCGACAGCAAATCTCGCCTATGTGGCCGCACTCACATGCGCACTCATCGGTGCGGCTGCAATCGTTGGCTTTTCATTCGGCTTTCTGTTGGAGAAATTATGAGCACATATTTAACCGACGAAGAAATTGACGATGTGTGTCAAGGCTTGAAGCAAAACGCGGCAAAGGTTAGGTATCTGCAAATGCTTGGCCTTCATGTGCAGCAAAAGCCAAACGGTAAACCACTCGTCCTGCGCAGGCAACTTGAACAGTTGGCTCGGCCAGTTCAAAACAGTTTTCAGCCCAACTGGGGCGCAAACTGACTCATCAAGGAAAGAGCATAAGGAGCGACAAATGAACTTTATTTTTAATCTACTCGGAGGCTTCGCGCTGTTTGTCGCAGTTGTGCTTGCCCTTCCAATACTTGCACTTTGGTTTTGTGTTGACTTGGTATCAATTAAGTTCGGAGATAAAAAGTGACACCAGAAATGTATCGCTACATGCTGGCAAGTCAGCCATGCACAGCGAATCAGATTGCGCAAGCAGTTGGCATTTCAGATGGCTCGGTTAGGAAGCAATACGCAAAGGGCGAAATGCACATCGTTGGGTATGTGCGGCAACCAAATGGCTGGAACCGTGCCCTGTATGTGCTTGGCGAAGGCGAAGACGTTCCGCGCCCAAAGCCCATCCCATCAACCAAAGTTCAAAAAGCATACCGCGAGCGACACAAGGCACTCATCAATGCTCGCAGGAAATTCAAAGGAACAATCGCACTTGGCGTTTGGAAAGGATTGAAATGAAAGAAGCAATCGAACCAGCATTCCCGTTCAAAGGTCATTTGCCCGGTGAATTTGGACAGTCTGACGGAATGACCCTGCGCGACTATTTTGCAGCGCAAATGCTTTCGTCTGTGTTCAGCAGTCAAACGAGAACTGCGCCAGAGCCAATAAATGTTGCAAAAGCTGCATATCGCATTGCGGACGCCATGCTGGAGGCCCGCAAGTGAATAAGACGCTAAAGCTGGCTGACACATTGGACTTCATGGGCACCAGTCCAAACGCATTGCAGGCCGCCGCATCGGAGCTTCGCAGGCTCGACATGATGGTCAGTGCATTACAGAGACTGGCGGAGTCTGATGGGAAGGCGCTTGATGAATGGCTGCGCAAAACTGATTGGCTAGATGTGAAAGTCGGAGAGCTTGGATTACACAAAGCAGACGTTTTGCGCATGCGCATTGAACTGGCGAACGAACTGTTGAAACAGTCGCTAGAGGCATTGCATTGCGCAGAGCACGACAACAAAATTGACGTTGCAATCAGAGCACTCAAAAACTATTTCGGAGCGCAGAAATGAAAGAGTACACGTTTGAAGAGTTTTGCGCACTTCAGCTTGAGTACACATTCGGCATGTGTTTCGACTGGGGCGCTCATCGCATGTATAGGCAAAACGACATTGGCATGCAAAAAGAAGTCGTCACAAAGCGTAATCGCAAGAATGACATTTACAGCGGCTGGAAAGATGGCGAGGTTTATTTCTACTTAGATGGCGACGAAAACACATATCGAACTGCCGATCAGGTCTATGTCGCATACATGGAAAAGGCTTGCCGCCTTCAACTGGTGAAGTCATGAGCAACGAAAAGTATCAACACCCGCAGTTTGTTTTGCTTGCACAACAGTTCGGGATGAACTTGCTAGCGAGCGATGCACCGGCACTCATCAGGTTTGCACAGCACATTGTCACGCAGGTAACGCTTGCAGAGCGCGAAGCTTGCGCACTGGTATGCGATGGATTGGATGCAATGTCACGCGACCAAATGGTGGCATTTGGAAGTGCAAAAGAGTGCGCAGAGGCAATCAGAGCAAGGAGTGCCACATGAGCCTTATCGACGACACAGGCAGCCCTACGCGCCTACTTAAATATTTGGCCGACTCAATCCCGCTTGGCCCGCACCCAGAGCCGCACAACGAGTTTGTATTTGTGCGCCTTGACGTTGTGCAGACAGCTATCGACCACATCGAATGGCTGGAGAAAGGCAACGAAGAATGGCGAAAAATGTACGTCAAGGAGTTGCAACGCTCCAAACGACTCAGCGCGGTATCGCGCATCGCCATCAAGCATCTTGACATGGTGTTGAACAGTTGCCTTACAGCATCAGATCAACAAAATGCCGACACCGATGCGCGGGAATGGCTTGCATCTTTAGGAGAAGTGGAATGAAACACAAACATCACGACATCATCGTCGCATGGGCCGCTGACACCAGCAAGGTGGTGCAGATTCAAGACCCGTATAGCGGTGCATGGCTAGACCAACACGGTACACCATCGTTTCCAGAAAACTCGGAACTACGGTTCAAGCCCGAGCTGAAGCCGGATGTGGTGGCAGTAGGTATCGTCGCAACGGATATCAATGTGCCAAGTCTTGCCAACTACCACACAATCTTCCGTGTGTCTGAACACTACGAACGCGACAACCTGCGCCTCACATTCGACGGTGAAACAGGCAAGCTCATCAAAGCGGAGGTGCTATGAGTAAAGCACTTGAACTGGCTGACCACTGTGAAGAACACATGGTTGATATTGAATCCGCAAGGAAGGTAGCACAGCGGCTGCGTGATTACGATCAAAGCAGTCTTGAAGATGACGCAGACACCATCGACGATCTTGTGCTGGAAGTCGAAGC